TGTTGTTAGTCGTATTGTTGCTAATTGTTATGCTAAAATCGGCACTTAAATCTTGGCTTAATTCATTTATCCATGTTATCCCATCTAAAGATTTTTGATAATAAACAACGCAAGAACCATCAAACGAAGTTGACGTAATCATAACTTCACATTTATTACTTACATCAAATTTTTCTGTATAAAAATCGGTGGTTGCATCTATTTTAAAAACCACACAATCATTTGCGTCGTTTAGGCTTATTTGGTTGTCGCCTCCGAACACTCCCGTCTGGTAGTTGTATGCTTGTAGGCTCTGATATACGTTCATTTTTTACCTCAATATCTTTTTCAATTTTAATTGCAAAACCTTTCATTACAAACAATTTTTCTAACAAAGGACGTGCGTTTAACACGTCCCCATTAGCGTATTGTTTATAATCTCTTATAAACTTAATCATTGTATTTCTTTGCATAAGCAGCAACTGCCGCTATTGTAGCAACGTCGGTTGTTGTAGCACTAAAATCTGGCGTAACAACTAAACGAACATATTTCTTAGTTCCCATAGTGTCTAAATCAATTGAACTGGCAGCGTATTCAGTCGAACCACCACTTGCACCCGTAGCAATTACTGCATTAGTTAAAATAGCAACGGCTGTATCATAAGTGTTATCGTCATCTGATTCCGCATAAGTAGCGGAAACTGATAACGTAGCACCTGACGCTAAAGTAGCTGTCGAACCGATTATAAATTTGACACTATCAACACCAGCAGTATCGATACCTTGAGTAGTTAATATTGTAGCAGCCGAAGCACTTGCAGCAGTATCTACAAAGCCTAAATTTGCGACGCCAAGACCGTAACCAATATCATTTTGAACGTAATTCATTTTATTTTTTCCTTATTATATTATTAAAATTATGCCCACGCTACTGCTTCAAGAACCGAAGCCGCTTTAGCGTAAAACATTCCAAAATCCATTTCAAAAGATAGTTTAAGTACTGTTAGGTCTTGTTGTAATCCGTAAACTGTTTGTCCAGCCGTGTTTTTGTAAGTTCCAAAAGGCACTACTTCAAAAGCGAAATTACGTGCAACGCCTTTAACCATCGAAGCAGCGTCAAAGAAATATACCCTCGATTTATCTGTGTTGTAAGTGTTTAGAACTGTATTTGTTGCGTATAGTTTGTGACCGTTTAACTTGCCTTCTCTAACGTCATTTGCATAGCTTGAAAATATACCTAAGTCATTAGATAAATTTTTCAAGTAATTTTTAGAACGTGTTGACATGACGTAAGTTCCTTTTGACGGTGCAATATTGCCACCTTCAACCCATTCTTCTAATTTACCTAAGTCCACTCCAATAAGCTCAGGAGTAGTGCCACCTGAGTTGAATTTCCCTGTTGTAATGTTATACATACCTAAGAATTGATTTGCCGTGCCGTCACCCGTTAACATCTGTTGTTCTAATTTGGGTATTAAAGAACGTCTCATTGCATTTTCTAACCAGCTCAAAATATTGACGTTTGTATTTGAACGTAATAATTGATTTGATACACCGATAACGACATCAATTCTTTTGGAATTTAGCTTAATGTCGCCCATTGCAATTTGCGATTCTGCAGCAACATCTAATTCGCCATTCATTGAAACCGTAGCACCCGAAAGCTCTTTAGGAATAGTCATTGCACCCGAAGTCATAGGATAGGTTGGTATGTCATTAAAGAACGTTTCTGCGTTCTGTAAATATGGTATAACGTTATTTGAAAGTTCAGGACGAACTAAGATACCACCTTCAGCGGCGTCACTGGCATTCATTGCTTTCATAAGTATTTCGTCATTACCAAAAAGTTTTTCTGCTGTTGCTCTAAAATCATTTGCAACGCCTCTACCGCTTGAACGATTGTCTTTAGCTAAAAATGTAGAAATTAACGCTTTGCTAATTAACGATTCTGTGCTTTCGTCAGTAGGTTCACGTTTAGTTAAAAAATTGCTATTAATATTTTGCATATTTTTTAGCATTTCAACTTTGTTTTTCTCTGCTAAGTCCGCACCCAATTTAACCACCTCAGCCTGTGCCTTTTCGGTTGCACTTGTAACCGCTTTATTAGTGAGCTCTGTTAATTGCTCTGCCGATAATGTGATTACATTATCTGTAATTGCTGGATTTGTGTCCATTTTAAATACCCTTAATTATTTTCATAAAAATTTCATTATCTTTATAGTTTTTCAATTCGCTTTTTAATGTTTCCACTTGCTTAATAAGCAATTCAATTTCTAAGTTTTTTTCGTCTAATTTCATATCAATTTCAGAATCCATCGGTTCGCTTTGAATATCGGGAGCGGGCTGTTCTGTATCTGCAACGACTTCTTGGAGCAACGCAATTGCATTTAGTATTTTTTCAAGTCGTGATTTGGAGACCTTCGCCCCCGCTTTATTCAATTCATTTTCCATTGTTTCAAGTTCCTTATTTTCAGTAAGATTAATTTCAGTTAAGTCAAAACCTTTTTCCAAAGCTCGTTGGCGGGTCGCTGCCGTGTTCATAGGTATTGTAACAATAGACCATTCTATCAAAATTGATTTGTTTATATCTGTAATTTTTCTTAAATATGGCCGGTTGCTAATAAGTAATTTTTCACTTTCGGTCGGTAAACGTTCTTGTTGGCTTACAACATTCAAACCAATAGAAGCCGTTTTTAAGCTCTCGTTTTCAACTTGGTTTTTTACCATTTTGCTAAGTTCTGATAATTCGTCAAAATTAACATAACCATACATTTCCGAACCGTCCTCAGATAATTCGATTATTGAAGTTCCGATTACAAGGTTTTTATCGTGGTTGTAAAATACAACATTGTTGGTTAAATATTCAGATGTGTCAATTCCAGATGGAATTATACGGTCTCCAACTCTATCAATATTTGATGAAGTGATTTTAAAAGCGTAGTATTTTTTGCCGTCTTCGGCAATATAAGATTTGTCTTTTTGATAAATGCAACTGAAATATGTATTCATTTTCAACTCTTAATTATTAATAAATTAACATTAGTTCGTTGCATTAATTTGATTCTTATTACGAAAATAAATATTTTTTATTATAAAAAAAAGTTTTTTTTGAGTTTTTTCGTAATACGGTTAAAATTTATTTTCAGTCAAAAAACGTCAAAATCGTTTCTAAGCGGCTTCAAAGCAAAAAAGTGCGTTTTGTAAGTGTTATATTTTAAATGAAGTTGTGATATTAAATTTAATGACGCATATTAATAGACGTTTATGCCAATAAAAACTCAATACAAGCGATTTATGAGCGTCGTCGTAAGTTGTTTATTTTATTAGTAGTTGCAAGCGTGAAAACATATAGCAATTTTCATACCAAAAATTAAGATTAATATTTGGCATTATAATTGTTATGCTGTTAAAATATTCTAAAAAAGTTTTTTGGAATTTGTAGTTTTTAATGATTTAGTTTATGTTAAGAAATATTCGTTAAGCCACACTAATAAATAAAAAAACCTACTTAAATTAATAAATAGGTTATTCTGTGTAACAAGTTTTTAAGATGTAAAAATTTTTATTTTACAATCAGCGTGTAAATAAATGGTCACGTAAATTTTTTACCTCGTTTTCTAAATTGTTAAGTTTCTGTAACTTGGATTTCAATTCGTCGTTTGGTAAACTGTAAATAAATTCACCTTCACTAATTGACCTCAATAATCTGCTAATTGTTATTTTTACCAATTTAGGAACTCCGTTCATATCATTTGCTGACAGCTCGACCTCACACATAATATTATCAAATTCTATCTTGGTTAATAAATCTAATATCATTTCTTTTGTAGTTATTCGCTTAATGGTGTTCGACCTATCGGTCTGCTTTTGCCAATCTCTAAGTTCCTCGTCTGTTAAATTATGCATTATTCTTATTCCTTATATTAATTTGGCACTATTGCCGATGTGGCTGTTAGTCATTAAAGAAACCCATAAAATTATTTTCTTTATCATAAACCCTTTTTATAAAATCAAAGAAGTCCTCATTAACACCTTGCTGAAAAACGACCTCTTCCATGTCGTCCGTTCTAACTTGCCATAGTCCGCTGTCTTTATAAAGCGGTCTATTTGCTGGTATGTTTTCCAGCATTGTAGCCAACTCGCAACTAAATTCTTTACATTTTTCTGTAAATTTTGTATTCACTTCAATTCTCCTTTTTTATTTGGCACTATTGCCGTTAATTTGAATTTCATTTAATTTCTCCCTTTGAATATTTTAGCTCATCTCTAATTATTTTCACAAACATTACAGCAGCGAATACAAAGCTCAAAATTATAATTGATACGATTGCAGTTGTCATTTTCATTTCCTTAATATAAATACTGGTTTGTTTAATATATTTACGAATATATCTAATTCATGTAAGCTGCCGTTTGATTCAGTGTAGTCAGGTTGTAAAAATAAAGCGTCGCATTTAATTAAAATTGGTATCAAATATTCCATACATTCAGACCACTTTGTAAGCCCTTGTGATTTGCATAGCTCATAAGGATTAACAACGTCTTTAAATCGTGTTTTAAGAGCCGTAGCGTGTTTTTTGAACTTGTATTCAACATAACCAGCGTCTAAATTAGTAACCGCCCCAGCCAAGTAAACTACAAGCGTTTTATCAATTATATCCTGACCATCATACCTTAAATTTGGCATTGCTAAAATTAACCGTTCCGCTCGTTTGTATCGTGAATATTCGTAAGGGTCGTTCAAAGATAAATTTTTTATATATCTGAGCGAATTATATATCGTTGTTCTTTCAACACATGCTAATTTTGCTACTTCATTCATTGTTATACCAACTTTAATGCAGAGCACCCTGAACACGTGCCGTGCTAACTTAATTTCACCACGTCTTGAATTCCCTATTGTTTCGTCTGTTGTTACCCCGTATTCACGGCTTACAAATCCTAATATACGATTAGCGACCATATTGTTAATCATATCGTAATTTCCTTTTCAATTTTTATAGCACGGCGCCATTCAGTTTGTAAACCGTTTTTAACTGAAAGTTTAGTTATGCTTAAAACACCGTATTTCTGTAAGTTACTGATATTATTTGCAACGCTGTTATAATTCATATTCAGTTTCCCGGCAATATCATTATTAGTTAAAAAGCAATAACCTAATTTATGTATATTGTTTTTAATAAGTTGATATACTAACAACTCGTTTTTTTGAAATTCAGTTACATTCATAATTTTTCCTTTTTATTTGGCAGTATTGCCGATAATTAATCTCGCATAACCATCTTGATTATGCCTTTTTACGCATTTCGTTTATACAGATGTTAGCCGCCATGCTGCAACATCTTTACAAATGTATTCACTACTTCTAAACAACGGGCTTTACATTCGTCTTCGGTTGCGAAACTTCCTAAGTCAGCTTTTATGCCTTTTATTGGGCTTGTAACTTTGTAAATTAGTGGGTCGCCTTTTACTCGCATCCCGTTCCAATGGTATTCTGCAACCAATATCTTTCCAATAAAAAGCCCGTTGCTATCTACATGTTGTGAGCTTATCTTTTTCCAACCCGCACGGCAGCTAACATCGGCTATATGCAATGCCTCTGTCCGTGGTTCTTTTGGCGTTTGTTCTTCGTTTTTCATTTTATCTGTTATTTAAGTTTTGTGTTTCAAAATCGGCACTGACATATAGCCGTGTAACATTATACGCAAGCACTACATTTACGTTTTATAACTTGCAACATTTTAACCTCTTAATAAAAAGCCCCGCACATGCAAGGCTATAATTGTTTAACTAATCATCAAGGAGTTACCTAAGTAACTATTCAAGCAACGCATTTAACTGCGTTTTTATTGCATCCTCTTTTATAAGAGGGATAGCAAATTTATTATATTTAATTATAGCAAGTCGAATAGCCTCTACTATTTCTATTCTTGTAACCTTTGCTGACATGAACTTGTGTCCGAACACATCGTCAACACACTCATTTGCGAATCTTAATGCTCTCATTACACCTATGCTTTTTATGGATTAAAGGATTGTAATGTAAATACTTATCGACAGAGAGTTCGACAACAATAAGTTGATTGTCTTTCTTAACAATCATCACTTTCTTTTTACAATATTTACATCTCATATACAAAAATAATAAATGTTTATATTAAATCCAAATCTAAGTTGGTAATGAGGCAAGAAAGGTTACAATGGCTACAATATACAAGACTATAATTATTTTATCTATGATATGTTTTTCCTTGAACTTCATTTCTTTTTTCCTCTTTCTTTTTTTCAATAAGATACAAAGCTCTATCCAGCTTCTGCTTGTAGTTTTCCAAATAAGTTCTGTCGTAACGAAAGTTTATATTGCGAAGTCTATTCTGTATAGAAACAAATTCTTTTATTGCTTCTTTTTCGCTCATTACAATTATAACAGCGTTATCGTTTTGGAAAGGTGCAACTTCAATGTGCATCTGGCAACTCCAGTCTTTCTTTAATCCTGTCTACTCTCAATATGTTTTCTATTATGAAGTCGAAATCTTCTTTGTATCTTAAATAGATTTCCTTTGCTTGCTCCACGTTTACATCATATCCATAAGCTATCACATTAACCATACCATCTTTATCAGCTATATTATCAAGTAAAACTTTTGGCATATTCATTTGATATACGTCATTATCAATGCCAAGTCCTACGTGTATCTTTTCTATTATTGCGTTATGGTCGTTATTCAAAGAACTGATGTCGTCGAGATAACGTTCAGATACTTTTGACGAAGCATAGTCTAAAAAGAAATCATCAAAGATAACGTTGGGTGCTATTTTAGTTTTCAATAGACTGGAAAAGTACTCGTAACGTTCTAACTCTAACGTTACTCTTTCGATTGCTTCTAACATCCATCCATGATAGTCTCTGTATTCGTCTTCATGAACCGCTATGCACCGTCTATAGCTTTCCTTTAATTCTTTTAGTTCGTCGTCAAAATAACGTCGCTGTTCGTTATAGTCTGCCTTTGGCATAGTAGTACTCCTTTTTGATTAGTTAATTTATTTATAAAAATCGTGGCTGTCGAGCCCAGTATATACTTTAATTAGATGTCTAAGCTCATGTCCCAACTTTTCTGCCATAGCTCCAGAAGTTTCTAAGTCGAGGTCTTCTTTTGTCTTTAACTTCCACATCATGTCGAACACCACCGACATAAATATCTTAGTTGCTGAGGCTAAGTCCTCCTCTTCGAACCGTGGACTCCCAAGTCCCTGAGCGTCAAATTCCCAAAGTGCTTCCGATATTTCTTTCAATATCGGAGACAACTTTTGACCTATAGTTTGTCTTTGCATTTTTAATTCTCCTTTTTATTTTTTGGCACTATTGCCGATTAATTAATGATTTCGTTTATACAGATGTTATAAGTAATGCTTACTCATCGTTACATCTTGTACATTCAGAATTAGTACAGACATATATACCACTTTCTTCATCGTACCACATCAAACTACCACACATATTACATTCTACTTCTTCTATTTCTTCCATTTTATTAAATTTAAGTTTATCAAATCGCACTACTTATAACAAGGTGTATAAGAAAGTTTGCTATCAAGTTCGGTGGTAATTTGAAAGTTTATACAAGCAAACCTTCTCATACACCCAATCGTTTTTATTTATTTGGCACTATTGCCGATTTGTTTGTTAATCCAGTTGTCGCCAATGGTAAATTTCTCGCTAAATTCCGTTGCATCACTTAGATTATCAAAATAATATGTTTTTTCACTTTTGTCAGCATAGCACAATGTGACTTCGGGATTGTCGTATAAAATGCCATCAATAACTGTAAAACCTGTTGGAATTTCAGAACCTATAAAATCATCATACAAAGATGAATATATACCAGCTTTTTGATTCATTAAACCAAATAACCATTTCTTTTCTGGGCGGTATTTATAGAGAAAACACTCCTGAAAATCTGTTACCTGAACCTTAACTAAAAAATCCAAGTTGTAATAAACCATTTCAATTCTCCTTTTTATTTATTTGGCACTATTGCCGATTTTTAACACAACTTAATTATCTATAATTAAATTACTTCATTTAACGTTGCTACAATAGAAAAACCGCCGTAATATCCGTTGTGTTCGTTGTGATTTGCTAATTGGAATACTCCATTGCTTGTTATAACATCTAAAAACTGAACTTCATGGCTGCCATATTCATCATTTATATCTGGTGCATTTTTTAATTCAAAATTTACCAGTATTGCACCTTTATAATCCTGTAAATCGTCGTCCGTGCTCATATATCTATCCTCGCAGCAGCTTTGCCCATCATCAAAGATTGTCAATTTAACGCCATCATTAAATTGAAAAACTAACCTATTGTCAATGATATTCACATTTTCAATTGTTTTCCCAAGTGCTAAATTGATTGCGTTTACGGTTTTTTCGTTTCCTACAATCGTGTTTAGCATTACATTAAACCCTAACATTTTATACCCCATTATGTCTTTAAAAGCTCCCGACATTGAGAGCTTATCGTTAATTTTATCATTGAAGCTCGGTAAACTTCACGGTTGCGTGTCCTTACTCTCCACGCTGTCAGGCTTTACAGGTTGCCTCTGTGCATTTTTGAAACGAATGCAATTTGTTGGCACGGCGAGATTCGAACTCGCATTTTTTATGTAGTTTACAGTCTTGTCCAATATATGTAATTACGTGCCAATTTACGTGCTTGATGCCTCCGTATAGCATCATAGCAATTTACTACATGTCGCATTTTCCATATTATATATTTATTAATTAATGTTACCTTACAATTTCACAGCACACTCTCCTTTTGTTAGTTTGTAGGCGCTTATCTCCACTAACCCCACTTTAAACACGAATTAATTATATCTTACTTCCGTTAGTAATTGTTGGCACGGCAGGAATCGAACCTGCACGGTTTACAAATAGTTATTATTGTGGTCTTTCGCCACCGAGCATCACCGCAAAGCTGTCTACTGTTAGTTTCTCCCCAAAGCATTTCATCTTTGTATTCCCCAACGAGATAGCGTCTACCATTCCGCCACGTGCCAAATTTTCAATGAACAAATTACTTTATAAAAAAAATGCTTAACTCTTATTACAAAAGTAAGCATAATCTTAATTAACTACAAATATTATTTTTAATTTTCTACATTATTTTTATTTTTTAATCTATTATTATTTTTTCGCAAAAAGTGGATATAATTTCCGTGTAATATTTTACGCCGTTATTAGCGTGATGTAAGCGTCCTTTGATGTGAACAACGTCACCATATTTAAACGTGCTTGCTAAATCTGACAATATATTCCATAATACTACTTTGTGCCGTTCCTCAATGATTTTAACATCACCATTTTTATTAGTATGCTCCATTTGTGTTTTGACCTCAAAAGTTCTGTATCTCGTTTGGTCGCTAATCTGTATAAAAGCATTCGCCGTGCATATCTTGCCTAATATTTCAACTGTATTTATATTTTCCATTAATCAATTCCCTTAAAATTTTGGTAACAAAGAACATCTACAATTCACATTCTCACCAGCTTCGGAACCGCCGCAGGGGTGCGTCATTTTATCCGAACCAACTGTAAAATATCCGTTTTTGTCAGGTGGTAAACCATCAACAGCCTCGTGTGTAGGTCTCACGTCCCCGTCACGTTGCGTTAACCAAACATACTTAACCCTGTCTCTTATACCAATCTGACGCTGCCGACGAACTACCC